AAGGAGGAGTGCAATAATGGCACAATGGACATATCAAAATAAGCGAATTCCTAAAGCTTACATTGACTTTGTAAGTCGTGAAGATGTGATTATTCCTTTAGAGGATAACACGATTGCTTCAGTTATGGTTAGTGGTGCTTGGGGAGAAGTAGGTACGTTTACTCTAGTAGATGGAACAACAGATTTTAGAGCAACATTCGGGAAGCCAATTGATGAATTGATTGAAATTCGTGAAGCATTAAAAGGTACTGGTAAAGTATTAGCTTATAACGGAGTAAATGATACTGGAGCTAAAGCTACTAAGACAGAAGATGAAGTAGTAGTTACAGCTAAATACAAAGGAACCGCTGGTAATCATATCCATGTTTTATTCAAAAAACAAGTAGATACAGGATTAGAAGTTCAAACCGTATTCTTTGGAAAAACTGTAGATAAACAAATTGTTTCTCAATTGCCGTTTGAGAATAACTATGTATCTATCACTGGTACGTTACCAACGGAAGACAAGACAGTATTACTCGAGGGTGGTACGGATGGACAAACGACTAATGCAGAGGTTGAAAATTTCTTAAATGGCTTAGATACACAAGACTTTAGAGTGTTAGCCTTAGGAACAGACCAAGCGTCAACAAAAGCTCTTGTAGTGGCTAAAATCAAACAGTGGCGAGATGAAGGACGTTCGGTTGGAGCAGTAGTGAATGAATACGCTGAAGCAGATAACGAAGCGGTAGTATCGGTAGGTAATGGAGTAACCTTATCTGACGGGACTAAATTGTCTGCTAAACAATGTGTGTACTTTGTTGCAGGACAATATGCAGGAGCTAGATTAAATTCAAACACTTATAAAGCGTATCCTGGTGCAATCGACTGCGAACGCAAGAAAGAAGTTGAAGCTACTAAATTAATTAACAAAGGTCATTTGATTTTTGCTTACAAGCACGAAAAAGTAATTGTATTAACAGATGTTAGTACATTTACAAGCTATACAGCAGAAAAAAGCCGTATTTTTGGTAAAAATAAATTAATTCGAACAATGGATAATATCAACGCAAATGTTCAGTACATTTTTGAAAATTATTTCATTGGTAAGGTTCCTAATAACGTTAATGGTCGTGAGTTATTTAAACAACGTATTATTAGTAACGTATTAGACCCTCTAGTAGCTAAGAATGCAGTTGAGTATAAAGCTGATGATATCGAAATCAAACAAGGAATTACGAAAGAATCTGTCGTAGTGAATTTACCAATTGTCTTAACAGATGCAATGGAAATTCTATACATGACGGTTATTTGCGATTAGAGGAGGGATAAAATATGGTTATGGACCAATTAGATGCTTTGTCTGCTAAGGAAGGGACAGTATTCTTTACTGTTGACGACAAGCAGTATGAGCTAGCAGAGCTTATTTCATTAGAAGCAGAAGTTGAATATACACAGGCAGAGGTTACACCTTTAAATTCTCGAATGAAAGGTGGGAAAGTTGTTGGTGCTGAAGGTAAGGGGTCATTGAAGATGTATTACCACCGACCAGAACTAAAAGAAATGGCTCTAAACTATGTTAAACAAGGTATTTTACCTCGAATTGACATTAAATGTACAAATGATGATAAAACTTCTCGTGCAGGACGATATACAGTCGTTCTTAAAGGAGTTGTATTTAAGAAATCATTAATTTTCAAGTTAGATGGTTCTTCAGATGATGTTATTAGTGAAGAAACAGACTTTACTTTCCAAGATTTCGATTTCTTATCTCAATTTAAAGCAATTAAATATTAGAAAAAATTAGGAGGTTCAATATGAGCAGTTTAAAATCGTTTTTTAAGAAAAATAAGAAAGGTGCTGAAACTCATGAAGTTTCATTACCAAACTTTGAAGAAGCAATTCAATTCAGAGTGCTAACAGCTAGAGAGGTTGATTCTATTAATGACCGTTGTTTTACTACTAAAACAGGTCGAAATGGACGACAAGAAAAAGTATTTGATGGTACTCGATACAATCGTGAGCTATGTGTAGCATCTATTATTTATCCTGACTTAAACGACAAATCGTTACAAGAGTCTTATGGAGCTATGGGAGCTCAAGAATTGTATGGCGAGATGTTTAACTGGGGCGAAAATGCTTTGATTTTAGAAGCAATCACAGAAGCTAGTGGTTTAAATACAAACGTAAATGACAAAATTGAAGAAGCAAAAAACTAATTCACGAGGATAGTGAAGCTAAATTAGCTTACTATGCCCTCGTGAATTATTATATACGCCCCAAAGATTGGATGCGGATGGATACTGACGAAAAAGCGTTCATAATCGCTTGTATTGAACTTGAAACTAAAGAACGTGAGAAAATGAAAAAGAAAGTGAAGTGACGCTAGATGGCAGGAATTAAAACAACAATGAGCTTGACAGATAGAGTCAGTGGAACTTTACAAAAGGTTCATAATACTATGAACCGAGTGCATTCAGTTGGTTCGAGCGTTAGTAATTCTATCAAAGCTCAAGCTAGAGCAATGTATGACCTAGCAAGAGCTTCTGATGTCGCTAGTCAAAAGATGAATAAACTCAACCAAGCTTCAACGGGAGCAAACCTTATTAAAGGAGCAATTACTGGAGCTACCATTGCTGCAGCTGTTGCAACTGCTAAAAAAGCTATGAGTATATCAGACGAATATGCGAATATGAACGCACGTTTGAATATGATTAATGACGGAATGCAGAGTACAAGCGAACTTCAAAAATCAATCTTTACTTCTGCACAACGGACGGGTTCTGCCTACACTGAAATGGCGAATGGTGTAGCTAAAATGAGAATGCAAGCTGGAGATGTATTCCAAAACAATGGCGAAACTATAGCATTTTTAGAAACTATGAACAAATCATTTGTCGTTGGTGGAGCTAGTATCGAAGAACAGAAAAGTGCAATGATGCAGTTAACTCAAGCTATGGCGAGTGGTAAGTTGCAAGGGGACGAATTACGTTCTCTTGCAGAAACTTCTCCAGCATTAATCCAAGCGATTGCTACCAAGTTAGGAGTGACTCGTGGAGAAGTTAAAAAGCTAGGGGCAGATGGAAAAATCACTGCTGACATTGTTAAAACTGCTATGCTCGAAGCTTCAGAAAAGATAGATGAGCAATTTAGAAATATGCCTATGACTTGGGGCAGAGCATGGCAGAATTTTATCAATTACATGACTAAAGCTTTTGAACCTTTATCAATCAAAATTAATCAAATAGCAAACTCGGCAGAATTTCAACAGTTTGCTTCAATGGTCGCTAGCGTTATTCAAATTGTTATTAATGCATTAATTGTGTTGATGAATATTATTGGTGCAATTTGGAGTAAGATAGCACCACTCATTAAATGGATAGCGGATAACTGGTCAACTATTGCACCAATCATTATCGCAGTTGCTGGAGCAATGTTCTATTACTGGTTATCAGTCAATGCAGTTAGCTTTGCTATGAAGGGCTTAGAAATGGCTATGAATTTAGCGAAAGGAGCAGTTTCTGCTTTTAATGCGGTATTAGCAATGGGTCCAATTGGTTGGGTTATCATGGGGATTATAATCCTGATTGGTGTCATTTATGCTGCAGTTAACGCTTTTAATCAATGGGCTGGAACTTCAATTTCTGCTACTGGTATTATTATCGGGTCAGTGTTCGCATTAGGAATGACGATATGGAATATTTTAATGTGGATATTCAATATTGTGATATTGATAATCAATGGAATAATAGCATTCGTGGTTGGTTTGGTGAATATTGTTATCGCTTCAGTTTTCATGATATATCAATTCATTTTAATGATATTAGCTGGTATCCTGGGACTATTTGATTGGCTTGTCACAGGGGTTATTAATCTAGCTTTAGAATTAGTATTCCAATTCCAGACTGCTTGGTACAACATAGCTCAAGGCGGTAGAAATATGGCTGTAGCTATTGGGAACTTTGTTAGTTCAATGGTTAATGGTGTCATTAGCTTAGTCGAAGGTATGATTAACGGAATACTAAGTGGAATCAATGGCATGATTGGTTTCTTAAATGGAATGGGCTTAAACATTGGTGCTGTTGGTACAGTAACGTTAGGAAGAGTTGATTTTGGTAACGATATAGGAAATGCTATTGATAGCATGGAAGCACCAGTTAAGAAGACTTTTGAAGGCTTGCATTTAGCGGACGGAATAGTGAACCATTTAGAGTCTTTAGGTGACGCTCCAAGTTTACAAGCTCCGCAAATTGGAAGTTTAGGCTATGGTGATGTCGGAGGTGCTTTTAATACTGGTTATGAAATTGGACAAGGTATTGATAAAGCTGTTGGTGATATGTTCAGTGGAAGCCCAGGAGATGTTGGAAATTCATTTTTAGGCGATAACGGACAAACTCCATACGAATTAAGTCCAGCTAATAATACTGGTACTGGAGATGGTGGAAAATCTGCTAATCCAAAAGGTGGTCATCTGGATAGAGTTGGAAAAATTGATGATGAAGTTAAATTAGATAGCGAATTTATCAAACTGGTTCAAGATGTAGCCACAATGAAATGGCAACAGAACTTTATTACCTTAAAACCAGAAATTGTGACGAATATTGATTCTATCAATAGCGACAGAGAATATGGAAATATGTTAGATGATTTAAACGCTACTATTGTTGATGCAATTAACAATGGTGCGGACGGATTAGCTTACTAGGAGGTGGAATAGTGTATATATTTATTGATAGTATTAAATTACCAGTAAACCCAGAAAGTATTAAAATGACGGACAACCAAGGAATCAATACAGTATCAATTATTGATACAGGTAATGTCACGATTGTTGGTAGTCCTGAATTGCAAACAATTGAGTTTGAATCGTTTATACCAAGCGGGCGATATGATGGTAATTATCAAATTAATAGCAGTATCTCTCCTGAGAGCTTTGTATCTCAAATTAGAAAATTTAAAGAAAAGGGCACTCCCATTCGCTTAATGATTGGGGGTGCTTTTGGTTCTGCAGTGAATGCAAAATTCTTAATTCAAGAGTTTGAAGTTTCTACTAAAGTGGGTTACGAGCTAGATATCATTTACAAGATAAAATTCTTGCAATATCGTTCTCATAAGCCGAGAAAGGTTAGCATTAAGGACAAAGAATCCTTAGAAGCGAAGAAAGAAGAAAAGAAAGAAAATACTGAAGAACGCACTCCAACAACTGAACCACAGCAACAACAATCTCATACGGTTGTTAGCGGAGATACGTTGTGGGGAATTGCTCAAAAGTTTTATGGTGACGGCAGTTTGTACACAAAAATCTATGAAGCTAACAAGGATAAAATTGAAGACCCTCATTGGATTTATCCAGGTCAGGAGTTTGTGATACCAACATGATTCAATTATTTTATCAAAACAACAAAACAGGCGATACATGGGATATTGCTACAATTGCCAGTACCATTACTTTCAAAACGGTTCGTCAAGGTTCGGCTTGGAGCTTAGAAGTCGAGGTTTATAATTCAACGAAAATTGAGTTTGAACATGGCTCTCCTATTGCTTTTAAAAAAGATAATAAGGAGTTGTTCTTTGGTTATTTAACAAAGATTAAGTATTCAAAGGATACTAAAGTAACGTTAACGTTCCACGACCAGAAAAAATATTTGTTAAGAAATATAAATTTTGTCGCAAAAGATAAAAACGTCAATCAAATTGTTTCTGCAATAGCTGAAGATTTCAGTTTGAAGGTTGGCGAATTAAAAGGTTCTAGTGCTGTATTATCTCCTCAATTGAAAGAAGATAAGAAAGCACTAGATATTATTCAAGAAGCAATGGACGAGTCGTTGGTGCAAAGTGGAGAATTGTTAGTATTATTTGATAAATTTGGAGAATTAACGCTGACTACTCCTAAAAATCTACCAATTCAGTACATTATTGGGAATGAGTCATTCTTAACGGAGTTTGATTATGAAAGCTCTATTGAAGATAGTGCCAATATCGTACGACTTGTTCAAGAGAATAAAAAAACTAAAAAACGTGAGGTCTATATTTACAAAGATAGTTATAATATCGGAGCTTGGGGAAAACTTCAATATATGAAGAAAGTTGATGAAAAAGCAACTGAAGGTCAAATAAAACAATGGGGAGAAATGCTCCTTAAATTGAAGAATAGACCTAAAGAAACTTTGTCATTATCTTCAGATATCGGAAGCACGGACTTTTTAGCAGGTCACGCAGTATATATTGATGTGAAAGACATTAATAAAAAAGGCTGGTATGTTATCGAAGAAGCTACTCATACTTTTGAAGATAGCAAGCACAGCATGGAGATTAAATTATTTATGGCAGAGGGGAATAGCTAATGGAAGTAGTAGAGAATTTAAAGAAATTGATTAGTAACTTTATTGAAAATAGACAATTTGCAAAAGTTACAACAGGTACTGTTCTATCCGTTTCTCCATTGAAAATTCAATTGAGTAATGAATTGATTTTAGATGATTCAATGCTTCAAGTAACTTGGACTGATGAAGAGCTAGACCCTGAATACGTTGGACAAGTGCTATACCTCGTTCGCCAAGACGGTGGGGGATTTTATTATGTAATGTATAAGAAGATTTTCCACTACAAACGAAAACCTAAAGGGGGTTCTGATAAATGAGTACTCCTAAGACTAATTTTCTAGCTTTGGCTAAAAATGTAGTTGAAGCTAAGAAACAGCCATCTCTAACTCTAGATGAAACCAATATATTGTTAGAAATTGATGGAATTAAAGCCTTGAAACAATCAATACGCAGAATTTTATCAACCGAACGGTTTATTCATACGATATACGACCATCGATATGGGATTGAGTTAGATGAATTATTTGGTGGAGATGTAGATTTTGCTCGTTTGGATATAGCAAGGCGAATTAAAGAGGCTATCTATGAAGATGACAGAATTA